CTGGTTTAATTTCCCCACCAAACGATTCGAGAAGCCATGAAAACGACTGAGAAGCCCTCAAAAGGTCACCAAACGCCCGCAGAAGCCCTCAATAGCCCTGAATCGGTTTTGGGTAGGGACGCAGACCTGCAAATCCCGCTAATCGGCGTACAAACGCCCAGAATTCACACGCCACTGAACGATTTACCTTCACGCGGGGGTGAATTGATCGACTTGGCGACCAGTTTGAAGATCGATCTTATGGAATGGCAGAAATTCGCGCTTATCCACACCCACAAAGTCAAGCCTGACGGACGCTGGGCTTCACCCGTGAACACCATTGTGGTTGCACGTCAGAATGGAAAATCCTTTTTGCAGCTGATCAGAATTTTGGGCGGGTTGTTCTTATGGGACGAAAAACTGCAAATTGGTTCGGCGCACCGCCTTTCCACATCACTTGAACAATTCAGGGCAATGGTGCAAATGATCGAGGGCAGCGACAATTTGGCAAAACAGGTCAAGAAGATTCGCTGGCAACACGGTGGTGAAGAAATTGAAACTATGACGGGCAACCGATTCATTGTGCGCGCAGGCGGTTCGGCTGCTCGCGGCGTAAGTAGACCGTCCACAATCCATTTGGACGAATTACGCGAAATGAACGACATTGAATCGTTTGCGTCGCTTCGCTATACCCTTATGGCTGCGGCAAACCCAATGGTCATGGCGTACACAAACGCAGGCGATTCTTCCAGCGTTGTATTGAACCAGTTTCGCGATCGTGCCCTGGCTTCCATTGCAGGGGTCGAAGACGACATTGGCTATTTTGAATGGTCAGCACCAACCGACGAAATCAGTGTGGAAAACGCACGGCACGCCAATCCTTCAATGGGAACACTGATTCACGCGGACAACGTGCGAAGCGTTTTGAACGACCCCCCTGACGTGGTTATGACCGAAGTATTGTGTAGGTGGGTCGTGGCAATCAATTCTGCCGTAGACGCTTCCAGTTGGGGCAATTGCCTGGATAAGACCGTCGACTTGGACATTGACAAGTTAACCTGGTTGGCGATCGATCTTTCACCGTGCAGAAAATTTGCTTCACTTGTTGGTGCGCAGAAAATCGGCGGGGAACAATTTGTCGTGAAGTTACTGCATACCTGGCAAAACGACTTGCAGCTGGACGACAAAGCAATTGCAAACGACCTGGCAGATTATGCGCGAAAGTATCCAACCGAATACGTGCTTTACAGTCGGAAAACCAGTGCAGCCGTAGCCGCCCGCCTTTCACCCGCTGGGATTCCCGTTTTCGACATGGATGGGGCTTACCCGCAGGCATGCGACGAAATGTTGTCGGCAATTAATTCAGGGCGTTTGAAACACCGTGGTCAGGCACAATTGTCCGAAGAAGTTTTGGCAGCGGTGCAATTGCGTCGTGGTGACGGCGGTTGGGTTATCGGGCGCAGGGCTTCACAATCGGTCGTTTGCGGTGCGGTGGCAGTTGCACTTGCAACACATTTCGCGACACGCCCAGAGAATGATCTTGACATCATGGTGGGTTGATCGTATAAGCCTGACACAATTTGCACATGGGTTTATTTGATCTATTTGTGCCAAAGGTTGCGGCTGCCGTTCCAGCTGCGCCTTTGGACGTTGACGCTTCACTTGCACCATACTTCACTGAAAATAATAATTTTTATTTTTACGGCATACAAAGCGCAAACCGCGCTGAAGCAATGAGCGTGCCAACAGTTGCGCGCGCCCTGGGAATCATTCAGACGATTTCGTCATTGCCAATGCACACGCGCAATGAAGCGACGGGCGAAAAAGTAACGCAACCGCGCGTGATCAATCAGCCTGACCCACGAATCCCAGGTTCAACATTTTGGGGGTGGATTATTTCAGATTTATTTTTCCATAATTCTGCCTATGGCTACGTTATGGAACGGTATGCAGATACGGGAAAAATTCGTGCAATGGAACGTGTTGCACCTGAGCGCGTTTCAATTACGACGAACGCCAACGGCACAGAAATTGATTCTTACGAAATTGACGGCACGCCCGTTGACCCGACAAACCTGGTTGTTTTCCCAAACACGCAAGAAGGTTTGCTTGCGCGTGCAGGTCGCACAATTAAGGCGGCTGCTGCACTTGAAAAGGCTTCAATGAATTTTGCCAATGAACCAATACCGCAAATGGTTTTAAAATCAAATGGCACATCATTGCCCGCAGATCGCGTTGCGAAATTGTTGTCATCATGGCGCACTGCCCGCAGCAATAAATCAACCGCATTCTTAAATGCTGACGTAACACTTGAAACAATTGGTTATGACCCAAAGAATTTGCAGCTGAATGAAGCCCGTAATTACGTTGCGCTTGAATTATCACGCGCATGCGGTTTGCCTGCGTACTTTACTGATTCGCAACAGTCCAGTTTTACGTATTCCAACGCCTTAGACAAAAGGCGCGACCTGGTGGACTTCGCTTTTAGAAATTACATGTCCATAATCGAACAACGCCTTTCATTTGCTGATTTTACACCAGCAGGCAACAAAGTCATGTTTGATCTTGACGATTTCCTTCGTGGCAATCCTTACGAACGCGCTCAGGTTTATGAAATCTTGAATCGTATCGGCGCAATGTCGATCGAAGAAATACGCGAGGAAGAAGACATGCTGCTATGAAAAAACTGATCACACCCATTGCAATCACGGCTGCCGATTCAAACAGTCGCACAATTACAGGTCGCATTGTCACATTCGAAGAAACTGGCAACGCGTCAATAGGTAAAGTGCAGTTTGCAAAGAATTCAATTGAAGCGACCCCGGTGCTTCTTAATCTTGAACACGACCGCACACGTCGCATTGGCAAAACACTTTCAATTCAATCAAGCGACCAGGGCATTGACGCAACGTTCAAAATTGCTGAAACAACCGCAGGCAATGACGCACTGGTTGAAGCAGCTGAAGGTTTGCGTGACGGTTTCAGCGTTGAAGTTTATTTTGACGAATACGAAACATTGAAAGACGGAACAGTGCGAATTTTGAAGGGTGAAATGACTGGTGTTGCATTAACGTCAGAACCTGCCATTCGATCAGCACGCGTTGCAGAAGTAGCAGCGACAGAAGGCGAAACAGAAATTTCAGATTCGACAATCGAACCTGAAGCACAACCAACAGAAGGAGAAGACGAAGTGGAAGACACCGTCAAAGACGCTTCAACCGCCGAAACGGTAGAAGCCGCCCAGTCAGTAACCGCAAACGTAAATGCTGCGGTCGGTGGTTGGACAACTAAGCCACGCTTAGAGTTCACCGCCGCTAAGTACCTAGAAAACACGATCCGCGCTTCATTGGGTGACGAGAATGCTCGTCAGTACGTTGCAGCAGCAGATGACACAACAGACAACGCAGGTTTAGTGCCTACACGTCAATTGACTGAAGTAATTAATGGACTAGCAAACACGACAAGAAGTGCCGTGGACGCGATCAGCCGTGGAGTCTTGCCTGACGCTGGCATGTCTTTTGAAATTCCAAAGATTACAACAATGCCAACAGTGGCAGAAACTGCCGAAGCAGGCACACCTTCAGAAACTGATCAGGCTTCAAGTTTCCTTTCAGTATCCGTCAAGAAGTATGCAGGACAACAGACATTTTCCGTTGAATTGCTTGACCGTACTTCACCGCTATTTTTCAATGAGTTATTGACAAACATGTCAGCAGCGTACGCAAAAGCAACAGACCTAGCCGTCTACACTGCACTTGCAAGCGGTGCAACAGCCGACGCAACAACACTGACAACATACCCAACCGCAGCTGAATTGCTTGGTTTTGTTTCTCGTGGTGCTGCTTCAGTTTATTCAAACACACAGGGATTCGCGCGCAACATTCTTGCGAACACTTCACAATGGGCAAATCTAATGACATTGAACGATTCAGGTCGTCCAATCTACATGGCTGCACAACCTTCAAACGCAGGCGGTTCAGTTCGTCCAGATTCAATTCGTGGAAACGTTGCGGGACTTGATCTTTACGTCACTGCAAACGTACCGTCAGCAAATGACACTGACAAAGATGATTCAATGCTGATCATCAACCCAACTGCATACACATGGTATGAATCACCAACGTATCGCCTACGCGCAGACGTTATTGCTTCAGGTCAGGTATCAGTTTCAGTTTATGGTTACGGTGCAATTGCAACGAAAATCGGTGCAGGCGCATTCGGTATCAACAAGACCTGATAACTAACCCCCACTAATCATGCGGCGGGTTCTCCCGATCTCGCCGCAGCCGATCGAAAGGAAACGGACATGCCAGTCATTGTCACTGCAAGCCAATTGCGCACGGTGCTTGGCGTGTCCGTTTCACTTTATTCAGACAGTTACCTGGACGAAATCATCAACACCGCTGAAGCCGTAATTTTGCCCATGTTGGTTGCAAACACTTCAGCCGTTAACGCGTACAAATTAGAATCAAACACTGCTTATTTTTACACCGCCCGCGAACATCATTTTGTTGCTGGTCAGTCAGTCATTGTTGCTGGTTTGCCTGCGCCATTTACCGCAACACACACCGTTGTTACAGTCACGCCTTATTCATTTACCGCTGCATTGACTTCATCAAATGTCACATTGCGCGACATAATTCCGACAGGTACTGCAACACTTTCAGGCTATTCAGCAGCTGATCTATACGCAAACACCCCAGCAATTGAATCTGCAATTCTTGCGGTTTCAGTTGAAGTATTCCAATCACGCGTCGCAGCAGGCGGACAGATCGAGGGCGTAGATTTTGCTTCAACGCCGTACCGTATGGGTCGAAGCCTGACCAACCGCGTGTCCACGTTGCTTATGCCTTACCTGGACGTTGAAACGGTCGTTCAATAAGTGCCAGCCAACGCCGTATCCGAAACCCGTGCAGCCCTAGCCAACGCCTTCAGCGCACTATCTGCCAACGTCTACCCAAGCGTTCCCGAAGCACCAATTCCACCCGCGATCGTGGTCGTACCCGATTCGCCTTACATGGAAGTTGTGTTGATCGGTAAGTCGAAAACACAGGTCAAAATAAATTTTGCAATTACGGCAATCGTTGCTTCAAATAGCAACGCAGGTTCACTTGATAACCTGGAAAAACTAATCATAGGAATTCTTGCGGCAATGCCCGCAGGATACGTTGTTGGCGTTGTTGAAAAGCCGACAGTCTTGGAAGTAGGTCAAAGTCCAATGCTGGTGGCAGACATAAACGTTTCGACGTACTACACACAAACAACATAGGGGACAAAATGCCAACGACAATCATAACTGGTCGCGATTTAGTCGTGACCATTGCAACCGTTAACTACGACGCGCAGGCGACCAGCGCAACACTTGCGAACTCACCAACCGTCGAGACTTACCAGACACTAGACGGCAAGGCTTACAAGCACATTGACGACCAGTGGACTTTTGACGTTTCAATGCTTGCAGACTGGGGCGCGTCAGGTTCATTGTGCGAAGCATTGTGGACTGCATGCGAATCAGCACCAAACACAACACTTGCAGTTTCATTGACTGCCGTCACTGGTGCAGTGTTTGCATTCAACGTCATGCCAGTATTTCCAGCAGTCGGCGGGTCAGCACCTGACGCACAGACAGTTGACCTATCATTCATTGTGGTGGGAACACCTACTGAAACATTCAGTTAAAAACTACTAATCGGGAGACAAAATGAAACTACCAATAACAATTGAATACAATAACGGCGACCAAATCACCTACACGGCGGCACCGCCTGAATGGGTGAAGTGGGAAAAGCAAACGGGTCACACCATTGCCCAGGCGCAGGAAAAGATCGGAATTTCCGACCTTGTCTTTCTTGCCTATCACGCCATGAAGCGAGAAGCAGCTGGTAAGCCAGTTAAGCCAATCGAAGCATGGACGGAAACCATTTCCGAAGTGATCGTCGGTGAAGCAAACCCAAAAGTTACCCAGTCGGAAGCCTAAGTCGAATCGTTTGGGAGATAGCCCTGGCAACGGGGCTATCACCAAATGAGTTTGAAAGTGCCGAAGACATTTTGACGGTCATTGAGATTTTGGAAAGGCGGGCAAATGGCGACTGACGCGATTAGTTATGACAAAGCCGAATTGCGTGCCATTTTGCGATCGTTCAAAGCAATGGACGAAGAAGCAACCCAGCAAGCAAAAGAAGCCACCAGCGAATTGGCTGAGTACGTTCGGGGCAAAATTATTGCAACGGCTAATCAATCCACCAACCGCGTTGCGCCCAAAATAGCCCAGGGTTCAAAGGTTTCAAAGTCGTCAAAGATCGGTGAAATTTCATTTGGTTTCGCTGCCCAAAAATTAAGCGGTGGGGGTACGACGCAACAGGTTTGGGGCGGTTACGAATTTGGTTCAAATCGTTTTAAGCAATTCCCAGTTTGGTCAGGTCGTGAAGGTCGCGGTTCACGCGGTTGGTTTATCTACCCAACGCTTCGAAGCGCACAACCTGAAATCATCAAAAAATGGGAAGAATCATTTTCAAAAATAGTTAGGAAGTATGACTAATGGCTGGAAGTCGTACCCTTAAACTTTCGATTCTTGGTGACGTTGACAATCTTAACAAATCGCTGAAAACCGCTTCAGGCGACGTTGATTCATTTGGCGACAAAGTTGGCAAGGCAGGCGTTGCAATCGGTAAAGCCTTCGCCGCAGCTGCTGCCGCCGCTGGGGCTGCCGCAATCGCAATCGGTATTGAAGGCGTAAAGGCTGCAATTGCTGACGAAAAGGCGCAGACACAATTGGCACTGGCGTTGGAAAATGCCACGGGTGCAACCCAGGCGCAGATCAAGGCAACTGAAGATTCAATTCTTCAAATGTCATTGGCAACGGGTGTGGCTGACGATGAATTGCGTCCAGCATTAGGTCGCCTGGTTAGATCGACGGGCGACATTACAAAGGCGCAAGATTTACTTTCAACCGCCCTGGACATTAGCGCGGCAACGGGCAAGCCAGTGGAAGCAATTGCCAATTCACTTGCGAAGGCTTATGACGGCAACACCGCTGCCCTGGGTAAATTGGGCGTTGGCTTATCCACTGCCGAATTGAAAACAATGTCATTCGAGCAGGTTCAGGGTCGTTTGACTGAATTATTTGGTGGAGCAGCAGCACGAAACGCTGACACATACGCGGGACAAATCGCACGCGTTCAGGTTGCATTCGACGAAGCAAAGGAAACATTAGGCACGGCATTGTTGCCAATCCTTGATCAATTATTGCAATTCATCAACAACAACGCATTGCCAGCAATCCAGGCATTTTCAGCAGCGTTCAGCCTGACCGAAGGTGACGGGTTTGGCAAGGTCATCACCGACGTTGGCGCAACCTTGAAAAAAACATTTACACCAATCATTGAAGGCGTGAAGTCGGTATTTGATAGCGTCAAGACCGCAGTTATGAATAGCAAGGACGAATTCAAAGCATTCTGGGACGTGGTCAAATTCATTGCGCCGTTGGTCGGCAAGGCAATTGGCGATTCATTAAAGGTTGTTGGCGACATTGCCGAATTGGTTATCACGATCATTGCCAAAGTTTTGGGTGCTATCAAACCGTTGTTAAACACTGCCATTGACGGCATTAACTTGATTATCAAGGGATACAACGCGGTACAGTGGGGCAAGGACGTGCCGCTAATTCCGAAGATCGGTGGCGGTTCAACCGCAACGGGTGCGTTGGGTAATTTTTCAATGTCAACGGGTGGCGTTATGACAACCACGGGCGTGACCACTGGTGGTGGGGTTACCACTTCAACCAGCGGTGTGACACCTGGCGGTGCAACTGGTTTGACACCTAGTGGGGGCAGTGCAACAGGTGGCGTTGCGACAGTTGCCAAAAAAGCAGCTGAAGCAATCACCAACATTGCAGGCGCATTCGATAACTTCACTAGTGGCACGACAACCCTGGCAGGTATTGAAGCGGCTTCAACCAGCGGTTTCCCATTTGGCACTTCAGGCGTTAACACCAACACCCTTGCGGGAATCATGGCAGCGTCAAGCCGTCCAAGCGTGACCGTCA